GAAGGTGTGTTTGATGGATTTTTCTTGGACAACAGTATCCCAATGTTGGGTAAACATTTAAGTGAATTATTATTCACGACAATATACGAAAAGGCTAAAGGAGATATTATTCTTGCTCTTGATGGTGACGCATTTGATAATGCGGTTAAAATATATAGAGAACTAAATGGTGGTTCACTATACGGTAGAATTAAAATTATAAAACTACCAAAAGACAAAGATGTTTGTGACTTGAAAGGACAAATAGATAAATTTTACATAGAAATTAAAGATTAATGAATTTAAAAAACATTGCGGTTGAAATTAGAGAAATTTTAGAAAATAAAAGGAAAGAAATTGATTTAACCTTCATAGAGGAAGACCACAAATATTTCATGAAGAATAAAGACGGAGAAATTAGAAGTGATTTCCCATCAGTATCAAAAGTTATGAAATTATTTTATGATGAATTCCCAACAGATGAGATAGCTGAGAAGAAATCAAAAGGAGACCCTGTAGTTAAACAACAACTGATTGAGGAGTGGGAAGCTGCTGGAACATATTCAACAAATATGGGTAGTCGGGTACACTACTTTTTAGAACAAAATACTATTGGTTTATTTGGTAACTATAAAGAAGTTAGACAACCAATTTTTGATTGTGACTTTACTCAAATACTAAAGGGTGATAGTATGATTTCTGCGGGAAAAAATTACTTAAAACTAATGATAGAAAGAGGAGCTGAATTGTTAGACACCGAAATTGTTTTAGGTGACCCTGATTTAGGTTATACAGGACAACCCGATAAAGTGTGGATAATACCAAATAAAACAGGGGATGAAATTGGTCTAATAATAACAGATTGGAAAACTAATAAAAAGAAAAACTTTGAAGAAAATTATTTTACCAAAAAAATGAAGTTTCCATTTGTTGATTTACCGAATAATGCTTTGGGTCACTACTATATTCAACTTCCACTTTACGGAAAGTTAATTTTAAAGATGTTAGAAGGAACCAAATATGAAAAAATTAGGATATACGGTGGAATAGTTGTACTTTTGAAAGATGATGGTGATTATGAAGAGTTTCGTATTCCGAAACAAACATTAACCACAGTATTAGAAATGGATATTTGTAAATTTTTAAAAAAATAATAACTATGAAAACCTTTAACACCTTATTAATCGCATCTCTTTCAGTCCTTGTCGTTAATGCGTCATTTAATCTTGAAAGACCAAATCCTGAACCTGTTAAACCAAAAACACATGCGGAAAGAATGTATGATGCAATTACATTTTACGCTGACTCTTTTAAGGTTCCAATTAATATTGCGTTCAATGTTGCTTACATGGAAACAACTTATAGAGGTCCACACGATACATTATATGTTCATAGTAAAACGTCTAAAGCGGGCGCGGTAGGTCCGATGCAGATTATGCCACAATACGCATCACATTATGCTGGATTTACAGTTACAAAAAAACAACTAAGAGATTCTTTAGAGTTAAATGTCATGATTTCCATGAAAATCCTATCAAGTAATTATAGGAAAACAAAAAATTGGATGAGAGCATTGGGAAAATATAATACTGGTAAACCATGTGTTAACAGATATGCTAAAAAAGGTGTTATTGAAGATTACAAAAAGAATTGGGTATTACCAAAACCTAAAGATGAGATTAATCTTGTTGATTTAATTAAATAAAACTATTATAATTAATAAAAAATAATATGGATAATTTAGATTTAAGACCCAAAATTGATTTGAAACAACAACCTACAGTTACTTGCAGTGAATGTGGTAGTAAGTTCTTCAAAGAAGTCGTACTAATTAAAAAAGTACCTGCATTATTAACAGGAAATAGTGAAGATACAATAGTTCCTTTCCCAACATACAGATGTGATGATTGTGGACACGTAAATGAAGATTTTGATTTGTTTGAGAAATGATAAATAAATAATTAAAATTGTGATGAAAAAAATAAATGAACATTCAATTGACTTTCAAAAAGTATCTGAAGGATGTGGATTACCACTTGAAGACGTTATTTCATTTTTTGATGATGGAAGAATTATTGGTAGATTTGCTGAGTTTATTCAAAAACATAAATACAACACCCAAAGAACAAATGAAAATTCTCCATATGATGTTGATGGTGATAATAAAAGGATTGAGGTTAGATGTATAACCAAACAGTTATCATTTGCTTCGTCTAAAGAAATTGGATTTGGAAGAAAAGTCACTGAAGAAGGATTTAAAGAAAAATTAAATAATATTGATGTTTACCATGTTGTTGATAAAAGAAATATTAATAATTTAAAAATCATTGAAGTGACTAAAGAAAATGTTGAGGAAATGATTAATCTTAAATTAATCGGTAAGAATAAAACTATAACATCAAAAAATTTTTTTAACTACTATGATAGAAATAAATAAAATATATAATGAAGATTGTTTAGTTACTATGGGTAAAATTAGTGACAATACAATTGACATAACCGTGACATCTCCACCATATGACAATTTAAGAACCTACAATAATTTTATTAAAGGAAAACAGACTGAATTTAATGGATATTCTTTTGATTTTGAAAACATTGCTAAAGAACTATATCGTATTACCAAAAAAGGTGGAGTAGTTATTTGGGTTGTTGGAGATGGAACTGAAAATGGTAGTGAAACGGGAACCTCATTTAGACAGGCCCTTTTCTTTAAAGAAATTGGGTTTAATATTCACGACACGATGATATATCAGAAAAATAATTTTTCAAATCCGTCATCTAATCGATATCATCAAATATTTGAATATATGTTTGTTTTTTCAAAAGATAAACCAAACACTTTCAATACCATAAAAGATAGAAAAAATATCTATGGAGGACAAGTCGGAAGTTGGGGTAAAAATACATCAAGACAAAAGGATGGTTCAATGGTTGAAAGAACTAAAAAAGTAATTGAAGAATACGGACAAAGATATAATATTTGGTTATTTAAAACATCAAAAAATGGTCAAGAAGATGAAATTGCTTATAAACATCCTGCAATTTTCCCATCCCAATTAGTAAAGGACCATTTAATTTCTTGGTCAAATGAAGGTGATTTAGTATTTGACCCATTCATGGGTTCTGGAACAACAGCAAAAGTCGCTAAAGAATTAAATAGAAATTATCTTGGTTCTGAAATAAGTTTAGAATATTTTGAAATAATAAATGAACGATTAAAAGTGAAATAGTGATGATAAATAAAGTAGTACATTTTTCTGACCTACATATTCGTCTTTTTAAAGACCATGAACTTTACCGAAGTATAGTTCAGAATATGTTAGATGAGTTTGTTGAACTAAAACCTGATAGAATCGTTTTTACAGGTGATTTAGTACACTCTAAAAACCAAATGACTCCTGAGTTAATTGAGATGGTTTCATGGGTTTTAAATGAATGTTCTAAAATTACTAAAACAGTTTTAATCATTGGTAATCATGATTTCCTTGAGAACAATATGTCAAGATTGGATGCGTTAACACCAATAATTGATTCCTTACAAAATGACAATATTGTCTATTATAAAAATCGTGGTGTTTATGAAGATGAGAATATTGAATGGGTTGTTTATTCATTGATTGACCATAACATTCCACCTGATATCCAAAAATCAGATAAACTGAAGATAGGGTTATTTCACGGACCAGTCCAAGGGTTAACTACAGATATTGGTTATAAGTTTGAAACAGGTTTTGAAACTGATAAATTTGATGGTTGTGATTTAGTTTTTTGTGGGGATATTCATAAGAGACAAATCTTTAATATACCTGGTGGTAAAAAGGCATATATGGTTGGTTCAACCATACAACAAAACTATGGTGAGACAATTAAAAAACATGGGTATGGTATCTATGATGTGGTAAACAACACTTATGATTTTGTTGATTTAAATAATCCTAAACCATTTCTATCATTTAAGATGAAATCATTTGATGATATAGTTAATGGTACAGAAAAATTGTCAAATTTTTAAATGTATTCAGTTGAAGTAAAAAATAACAAAGAAATTTATGATTTCTGTATGATAAATGGTATCACAGATATTAATAAATTTATTCAGGAATGTTTTAAACAGGGGTTTGACATTAAAAGATACGGTCTTTTAGGTGAAACAGGTGAGAAAGAAGTAATAGTTGAAAAATTGGTGGAAATACCTGTTGAAGTTATCAAAGAGATTGAAAAAATTGTTGAGGTAATTAAAGAAGTACCCGTTGATAGAGTAGTTATCCAAGAGGTCGTTAAGGAAGTTCCTGTTGAAAGAATAGTTGAGAAAATCATTCAAGTATCTGACGACACACAAATAAATGAACTGTTGTTAAAAATACAACAGTTGGAAAATAAACAACCTGAAATTGTTGAAGTAATTAAAGAAGTGACTGTTGAAAAAAGTAATGATAAAACTTTAATGTTACAGGAAACATTAGTTAAATTAAGATTAGAAATTGTTGATAAAACAAAAAAAATTGAAGAATTAGAAAATAAAATAAA